GCAACCGCAGCAGTATCAACAGCATCGTCAGCTAACTCTGTAGCAGTAACAGCGTTAGTTGCTATTTGAGAAGCTGTTATTCCTCCAGAAGCAATTTTTGCTCCGGGTATATCTCCATTACTAAGATTTAATTTGGCATAAGTAACTGTTGTATTTGGAATTTTATTAACAGTTACAGCACCATTAGCTATTGCGTTTTCATCTACAGCGTTGTCTGCAAGTTCAGTAGCAGTTATTGCATTAGTAGCTATTTGAGTTGCAGTAACAGTATCGTTAACTAATTTCGCACCAGTTATTGTTGCATCTGTAATCTTAGTTGCAGTAACAGCTCCATTCGCAAGTTTGGCAGTTGTAACAGCAAGATTCTGGAGAGCATTTGTTGTTACTTGGTTTGCACCTAACGTTCCAACCTTTGCTCCGGGGATATCACCATCATCTATTAACGCAACACCCGCAGCAATTAAATCTTTAACTGTTACCTTTTTCGTTTCAGTCGCTGACAGGTCTGCAACTGCTAATGCATCCGTAGAACCAACATTACCTTCCGCAAGAGGAGGTAGTGCTGTGATTTTGTAATCTGCCATGCCAACGAACTAACTAAGAACCAATACCGATATATTAATCCTGTTCAAGCAATATTGGACTTTCATTTTCTTGAAGAATACGATCTGTACTCTCTTGCAACAAGTATCCGGGCGTGTCTCCTGTCTTTAATCTGACTTGTCCGTTTGTCACAAATTCTATTCTTGTTTCTATAACTTCTGCTGCTGCAACACTTACAGCAACATTAGTAATAATGCAATTAGCTTCGTAATAAACGTTTTTCCTTGAGTCAGAGGAGTCACGATAAATATAAAATAATCCATCGAAATCTGATCCTTGCTGTGTTCTAACAATTAATTGAGCGAGGTAAAAAGGAAATTCTGGATCACTGCCATATTCATTTTTTCTAGTTCCTGTGTCATAACTATGTTCCCAAATACAGTTCATTGAACCTTGACCACTAATTAATCCAGCCTCATATTGATTTCTAAATTCATCTCCAAGGTTTGTTAAATCAACTTGTTCTCTTGTCGTTGTCATCTCAAAGTCTTTGACTCCTGCTACATGTCTGTATCTTTCATTTCTAGTTTTAATCAAAATATCTTTAGTAGCACTTGGCGAGACAAGAGTTAAAGCATTTGTTTGGACTCCTTCTATTGCTTTTGGAAACGTATCAAATAAACGCATCCCTCCAACAGGATCTACATTTATAAACCATTTTCCATCTGGATAGTTATGACCACTAACTAATTCAAGAGTAGAACCATCTGCTGTTTCTATTTCAACCTCATCTCCTGTTAACAACGAACCAGAGCTGTGATCAACGCTAAATCTCTTAGTTGAAGTATTAACATCAGCAGGATCTAGCTTTGTTCTCAAAGCCGATTGCAAAGCATCTCTTCTAAGGGCTATTTCACCCGATTGACCAAAATAAACGCCCATGATTTACATGTTGACTTCGGTAGGTGCTCCGTCTGCTTCCCAACTAATATCAGCACTTAAGACTTCGCCAACAGCACTATTCATCGAAACCCCAGTTATATAAACATTAAAAGTTATATAACGATCATGTGATCCATCTTCAATGTTTAACTTTAATTGAACCGAATCAGCCGCCGCAGCTTTTCCTTCTTCCCCTGCACTTGAACTTGTAACAGCCTTAATGCTTTTAGTTAAAAGTGTTGTTACGTCACCATCAGTGCCGGGAGCCGTTTGATAATAAAACAATCTTGCACTTCCGCTATAGCTGCGAATCCCTGCAACAATAGTTCGATCCGTGTCTTCTAAAGAAGTTGTTTCAAGAACAGCTTGTGAACTTGAGTAAGACCAAGATTGAACTTTTGCAGCTTTGGTTCCTGCAATTAAAAGTTGTCCGTCTTTTCCGCTATAAAAAGGCACGACCTAAAAAATCAATACGTTGTGTTTATTCTAAGGGGCATCTAGGCAAGCAACAAAACTACAGCTCACATTACTCCTTCCTTTAAAGGTACTTGTAACAGAAGGAGGCTGTGAATACCTCCATTTTAATCCTTTTTCCGTTAATCCTGTTTCATCCTCTCTTGCAATTTCTTTTGTTAAAAAATGACCTGAACCGGGATCAACAATTCCTGCTGTTGCATTTGACGAGCTAAATCGAACGAAATCATAAACAGACATCACGTCGTCATAATTATCTAGGATTAAACCAACCTGACCATCTGTGATATTAGAAAAACCCAGAGTTAATGTTGCATTTACTCTTTTGTTCCCATAGCGAATATGTGTCTTTGTCCCATCTAAAGATTCAAATTCTGTACTGGGATAACGACCGGGATTAAAACTTCTAGAGCTTGGTTTTAACGCTGGAAAATCTTGTACCATTACGTGACCTCTTTAAAATGATAAAACGGAGGAGTTCCATCCCATCCATCAAGAATAGCTAATGATCCACTACTTGTTACTGGTGCATGGCTTCCTGCAATTTCAAGTAATCCATCTTCTGCATAAGAAATAGTTTCTAATTTATAAATCCTATTTGAAGTAACACTATTTTTTAGCGTAAATAAAACATTAGAAGGCAAGTTTGCACCTGTAACAAAATTAACGCCAGAAGCCTCTAAAACTTCTTCTGTACCGGGTCTCCAATAATAAATATTTGCATTTGTATCTGTTATTGGATCATTGCTAATTACTTCGCCTTCTTCTGTTATTACACCGTTGTCGTATCTTTGAACATGTGTTGATTCAGATACAAGCTTGAAATAATCGCCGGGACTTAAATTTACACAGTATTGAGGTGATGTCTTAAATGACACTCCATGATCAATTTCTTTTCTAAGTTTTAAAATATATTTAGCGAAAATTAAAGCACTATCTCTTGTCGTGCAAAAGCCAGAAAGATCATAAGCTTCTATTGGATCTGCACGACTTCCACCTTGCTCATCTATTAAACGAATAATTAAATTTTTTGTTTCAGGAAAACCATTTGTTTTTTCTTCTCTATATAAAACACTAGCTGTAAATAATTGACGTTCTTCTGGACTTAAGAAAGAAACTTTTAAATCATTAATATTACCGTCAGTAAATAACGCTTTTACTTTAGGGGCTTTTCTATGGGCTATTTTATAAGTATCAGAGGCAAAAGGAACAGAGGGAACTAAGTTAAATTTTCCACCAATAACAGTAAAATCTAAAAGATTATATGTTCCGTGTTCATACAGAAAATCTCTTAAATTAATTTTGCTACTAATAACACCATCCCAAGTAAAACCGTTTGCCTTACAAAATTTAGCTGCGTCACTCATATCACCAACAGCATTAACTCCAACGATCTCTCCAGCTCCTAACGTTGAATCAGTTAACAAGGCATAAGCAATTTCAGCAAAATTATTACTTGCCTTTTTGGCTCCTCCATTTATAAGGTCATCAATTTTAATTCCTTTTTTAAAATAAGCCGATAATTGAGTGAAGTTAGTCCATTCTTTTGCACTATTTATTCTTATGCCACCTAGAGCTAAATTTGGATAACGTGCTTTGTCATTAGATGGATCAACCATCTCGTTTACATATACAATTTCGTGTTCGGGACCTTCTTGGTGACTCTTTTGTTCCATGTCTGGGAACTGAACATAATCAGCAACAGCGTCATAAGCATTAACATTGCCTGTTAAAACATCAGGATTAGCAGCAGTAGCTTCTTGAGTTTCACCACTTGGAAGTTCAACACCTGCATTAACAAAAGTAGCCCCGTTAGGGAAAACAGATGAACTAGGAAGTCCACTTGAAGGTCTAGCAATTGTTAAGGTTTCTCCTGCCTTATAACCAGTACCTCTTGTTGTTATTGACCAATGGGCGTTCCATTTAGAAAACTGTGTAGTATTCCAGCGAACAGTTACGCTCAGAGTTAACCCAGTGCCAGCAACACTTCCTGTTGGAGTTGAAACGAAAACGTGTGTACCTACAGCCATTTTAAGAAGCACCCGTCATGATGAGGTTAGGAGTAACGTCCATATCGTAGTAATCAACACGGATTGAGTTGTCTTCTGGATGATTAATGACACTTGGATGAACACTAGGTCTATAAATATTACCGCCAGCGTTAATTGTTACCTCAGTTGAAGGCGTTCCAGCAGGAACAACCTCATAACCAACTTCAACACCATTTTCATAAACGATCCATGCCCAGTTGCCATTAACAGGATCAAAGTCTTTATTCAATGAGATTAAATCAATTTGTTTTCTATCTTCATAAACTTCGTACACTACTGGTTCATAATTAGGTGTGTAACTTGAACTATCAGCCTGAATAGTTACATTTAATTTAGTCAACTCGTCATCACTAACACCTGAATTATAACTCGAAAGTCCTGTTACCGGACCACTATCAACAGCATTAGGATTAGGAGCGCCAGTATTATAAGAAACCTTCCATTCTGTATTGGTTAACTCATTAACTTCTAATACAAAATCTTCTTGCCCTGAAAACGAAACAACACAATCACCAAAAGAAGTTTTATGGGCAAATTCTTCAGAAATTGCATTGATATTTGTTGCTGTCGAGTTTAACAAGTTAACGCATTGACCTACATGTTTAATAGGAATATTATTTCCGGGGTAAGGTTTAAATCTAAATTCATATTGTCCATATATTTTTGGATGATTAATTCGAATAAAATTATATTGAAACTCAGGAGTATTGCCTCTTATACAAAAAAGACCACTATGATTTGCAACGCTTGTATTCACTAAAGTCTCCCAAGTTCCATTTTTTCCTGCTTCTCTCATTTGCAAGTAAAAGAAAGAAAATCTTTTTAAATAATGATTTATTCGGCCTAATTGAAACTGAACTTTATCATCAAACATCTTACGAAGTTCTGTCTGTTCTGGAACAGAATTAAGATTCGCCCCATTAATTAATCCGAAAACTTTTGACTTCAAACCTATTTCAGTTGCCGTGCACGAACGACTATTTGTAACTGTTCCAATTGCTGCTTTTTGTAAAATAGGATTTCTATATGCAAAACCATATTGCAATGAATAATCACTCATATCTTGCTTTGTTCTTATCTTTACGCCCTTAACTTCTGTTTGAGATTCATCCCAAGGTAACCACTTTGGTTGGGCTGCGTGTTCATACAAATTAGGGTGTTTAAATGGTGTCCCTATAGCGTCGTAATCAGTCCCTTGTTCTATTACTTTAAAAGTGCAAATACGTTCAATTCCTGTGTACATAAGCTGTCCTTCAATATATGTTGTAGGTCGCCAAGGTGTGCCTTCTTCTGCCCCTGAAGTTGTAATAGATTCACAAGTTACTAAAGCGTCACCAGCCATATAAGTCTCACCTACCGAAAGCTGACTATCAACATTTTCTCTGATAGATCGAATCATTGATACAACATCTTCTATTCCGTGAGGTTTGTAACCTGTTTCATAAGTATCGTCATTTGGTTGCGAACTTCTCAACAAGTGATAAGTAATAGTATTTCCTTCATTTGTTACATTTCCCCCCGTAAATCCTGCTCTAGTAGGCCACCAAGCTCTATTCTTTTTTGCCTTTGTTGCAATAGCTCTATCTGAATCTTTTGAACCTCCTTTCATCATTTGATTTAACTCAAAAGAAAGATTTACAACACTCGCATTAGGCATTGGGCTATAAATGCCAAACGTAGATTGAGTTGTTGGATTTCTTGCCCCACTGAAAGGATAAATGGGAGGTGTAATTGTATTAACAGGCCATTTATCAGCTAAAACATCATCAGGATATTTATAATCCATTCCTAAAATTGCAGATTCACTATATTTATCTGCAATACCTATTCGATTATCTGGACTGGTGTCGGGAGATGACTTAAAAAATAAATCTACTTTTCTTTTGCTATAGCTTGAAAGCAATAAATCACCAATGGCATACCCTTCAAATTCTGGGTTTTGCTTTCCTGTAAGTGGATCTGCTGTTCTATCTATTTCTCCTGAAGAAAACATTACTAACGCTTTCAACTGTTGCAGTTTTCCTAAACTTAATAATTGTGACCATAACAATTGTCCACTAACTCTTATTCCTCCAACAGTTGTTTCTTTTAATCCATAAAAAGTTTGTGTAGTAGTTGTTGATTGGTTAGCAAAAACAAGAGGAATCACATCACCAATAGTCGCTAATTCTTGGACGCTATTAAAAGCAAATTGAGGTGCAAACCGCTTACTACCAATAGCATCTGCTCCTTTTTGTGCTGAACTAGCTTTTACAGGTTTAGGCTTAGGTGTTAATAAATAACCAATAGCAGTTAAAGCAACAGAAACTGCAATTGCTCCGACGGTTGTTCCTAAAATTGGTGTTGCCAACAATACCTCTAATCCACTTGCTTTTATGTCAGGAATTAATTCATAACCTTCTTTCCGTTGTCCGTTATAAGCAGCAGTCTGATCTACAAAAAACCAATATTCGTCTTCACTAATACCTAATGTTTTACATAGATCTATTTCCGACGGTAATAACAGCCTTCGACCATAAGGCTGTCGAGAGGACTCCATCCCACCACCAACTCGCCGAATGTTTTTTTGTAATTTAGCCATCCTTCCTCATAATAAGCTGCCATGCCGTAACCATCATCTGATTTGCATAAAGCAATTGCTCCCAGTTTAGGGGTTGAATCAACTCCCCACCTATTTAATTCTTCAAAAAAGATACTGTAATCTTTTTTTCTTAACCTCCGATACCAACTTCTTGCCGGTTCAGGAGAACTTATTTTGTAATGAGCTAAAACAGTTCTGCTTAAACTTAAGCAATCTCCAGCTCCATGCTTTACAGGATCAGCACCTAAACGATAAGGAAGACCAATTAATTGATCTGGCCTCATCTGTTTTGAATAGTTCCAGTGACAGGCAAATGCCCAACCATTTTTGTAGTTAAGATACGATTAGGAGCATTAGCGCCAACGGCATCAATACTGCTGCTTAATAAAACCTCAATTGTTGAAGGGTCATAAGACAAGGAAGACGCTAACCATGTTTCTGTCGTTAATAATTTATTAGTTGTAAAATCTGTATTCATTAAAAAAGTATCTACATGTATGTGATATTTATTATCTACAGCTTTTTTAGCGTATCCCATACTAATTTCATTATTAGCAAGAATAAGATTTGATTCTAAATTATCTCCTGACCTATTTCGAGCTGCTCCCTGATAAATAAAGCTCAAATATTGGTGAGTTTTATTGCTAATTCCATGAGTAATAGGAGTGTCATATTTCCCATTTTGAAATCTATTCGGAGTTAAATCATTAGGATTATCACCATTAGCAGTGGTAACAGCAATGAAATTAGTTAAAACAACGATGCTCATAATCCAATATTGCTCCTTCTGCTGCGTGAGTTCTGAAGCGTTGATAATGTTCTAGCTTCTCCAGCTCTTGCTCCTCTAGATGCTGCACTATTAATAATTTCTCCTATTGCAGATTTAGGAACAAATTCTTCTGAGTTGAAGTTCAATATAGGTCCACTGTAATTAACAGTTGTTTGTGCATGTGCTCCACCACCTGAAGAAGACTGTCCAGTGCCCGGGATAACAGCTTCACCTCTAGCTCCTGCGTTATATCGTTGCATTGACTGAGCCATCTTAGAGGCTGGAATTATATATTCATCTTCTCCTGCCTCCCCGACAAGCCCAACAGTAGGTCTTGTAGCCATTCCGCCAGAAGCAAACGGTTTAATACCGTTCGCCACATGTCCACCATCTGCCAATTTAAAAGCTTTAAAGATTGCTTTTTGCAAAAGCATACTTCCAATTTGTTTTAAAATTCCTGCCAGCGATTCACCTAATGATTTTGTTCCGTCTATTAATCCCATAATTGCTCCGTGAACTCCATCAGCCATTATTCCTTTTATCTCTTTCCAAGTTTTTTGTAATTCCTTAGCTGATTTATTTGCTTTATCTGTATCTTCTGCCGCAGATGACCCTCCGCCTTTCCCTGCATCGCCTCCTTTGCCTACTTCTGTCACTCTTACTTTATATTCTATGGTCGGAATAACTGCATCAGGATCTATCCCAAATAATCTTTTAGCCCAATCTGGCAAATTATTTTGAATATCAATAAAAGCATTTTGGAAAGCAATTACAAGATTTTGTCCAAATAATCTTGCTGCTTCCATTGACCTTTGAATAGTCTTTTCAAGATTTAAAAATGAATTACTCCATCCTTCTGAAAATCTTTGAATCAATTTAATTTGTTTTATTCCTAAAGCTTCTCCAATAGCAGAACCAATTCCTTTTACGACTTCAAAAACAAGACGGAAAGGAGCCAAACTTAGTTTTACTGCAGCTCCAATAGACTCAACAGCAGCAGCAACACCATACAAAGTAAATTTAAGAGCTTGTCCTAATTCTGTTTGATTTCCAAATAAATTTTTAAACGCTGTTCCAATCCTAGTTAAAG